GTATGAAATTCCTCTCGCTATAACGAAATACGTAAAAATCGCCGGAGATAGTGATAGCTACACGAAAGCGGTCAGCCTTAACCGTTTCTTCGGCGATTTAATTTTAAGGCAATTACTAAAGGCGGTAATTTATGAATAATCAACACGATCCAGCAAGAGAAAACCTTGTCATGACGATGGTCGCCGATGGCTATTGTCTCGAAGACATTCGGGACGCCGTTGGATACAGTTCTACGATGTGCGTCAGAGGCTTTTTGAGGAACAAAGGCATAAAGCACGTCCCGAAGACGCGGGCAAGGATAGAAAAGGACGCCAGGAACAGGGAAATTGTAAGGCTGCGGGAAGAAGGGTTTAAGCATTCAGAGATTGCTGAACTTGTCGGAGTAAATACGCCTGTAGTTTCTGCTGTACTTAAAAATGCCGGGTTCCACGGTCATAAGAAGGATGTACTTCAGAAAACGTGCAGGTTTTGCGGGAAACGCTTTTACACAGCATACGAACAAAAACTGTATTGTTCGGATAAGTGCCAGCGCGGATCATGGAAAAACAACGGGGACGTTAAGACGTGGGAGATCAGGCGACGGAGCAAGATGCGCGCCGCAATAATAGACCACGATATCACGCTCGAAAAGGTCGTCGATAAATATAACGGCATCTGTTCTATTTGCGGGAAACCGACAGATTGGGACGATGTCGTTTTTGTTAACGGGAAAAAATACGCTTCCCGGTTGTACCCGTCGATTGACCATATCGTTCCGATCAGTAAAGGCGGCGAACACTCCTGGCATAATATTCAGCTCGCGCATATTTCATGTAACGCGGCAAAAGGTGCGCGGCATGAATGAGAATTGGATTTACACCTACTACCAGCAGATTGCAGACGGCTCCGTAACGGTCGGATCGTGGATAAAGCTGATCTATACGAACATCATCCACGGACTTGAGCAACGGGAATTTTTTTTCGATCAGAAGAAGGCTAATAAGGCTATCGACTTCATCGAAAAAGAATGTCGGCATACAGAGGGCAAACTGGCGCCTGGATTCCTGAAGCTGGAACTATGGCAGAAAGCTCTCCTGTCTTGTATGTTCGGCATCGTGGACGAGGACGGAACGCGACATTTCCGCGAGGTCTTCGTCGTGGTCGGACGAAAGAACGGCAAGACGCTTTTAGCATCTGCGATTATTGCCTATATGCTTTACGGCGATGGCGAATACGGCGCGCGTGCTTATTGTGTAGCGCCAAAGGTAGCCCAGGCCGACATCGTTTACAGCGCGTTTTGGCGTACGGTGCAACTGAACAAAAAGCTGCTGCCGAAAACTAAACACAGAAAGTCAGATATCTACATCGACGAAACGAATTCGTCGTTGCAAAAGATAGCGTTGTCGGATCGTACTTCGGACGGCTTCAACCCGCACATATCCGTTCAGGATGAGCTTGCCGCATGGATCGGCGACAAAGGGTTAAAGGCTTATGAAGTTTTAAAGTCCGGCGCGGGTGCGCGCGAGCAGCCGATTATATTCTCGATTTCGACATCCGGCTATATAAACGACTCTATCTATGACGAACTAATGAAACGTTCGACGCGGTTCTTGCTGGGCGAAAGCAAAGAAAAGCGTCTGCTTCCGTTCCTGTACATGATCGACGACGTCGACAAATGGAACGATATAAACGAGCTGCGAAAAAGCAATCCGAACCTGGGCGTTTCTGTTCCTGTCGATTATTTGCTCGAAGAGATTTCCGTCGCGGAAGGATCCCTTTCGAAAAAGGCGGAATTCTTAACGAAATACTGCAACATCAAACAGAACAGTTCGCTCGCCTGGCTTCCGGCGGAAGTCGTAAATGTCGCTTGCGGCGAACCGCTCCGGCTGGATGACTTCCGGGAAAGCTACTGCGTCGGCGGCATCGACCTTTCGCAGACGCGAGATTTGACCGCCTGTGTTGCCGTGATTGAGAAGGACGGCGTTCTGAACGTGTTCGCCCAGTTCTTCCTTCCGGCGGAAAAGATAGACGAAGCGACGGCAAGGGACGGCGTGCCGTATAACCTGTACGTCCAGCGCGGGCTGTTGACGCTGTCCGGCGACAATTTCGTTGACTACAACGATTGCTATCGTTGGTTCGTTTCGCTGGTCGAGCAATATCAGATATATCCGCTTTGGGTGGGCTATGACCGGTACAGCGCTCAATACCTTGTACAGGACATGGAGCGCTACGGGTTCCACATGGATGACGTGTTCCAGGGTGAAAACCTTTACGGCGTGATCCAGGAGACGCAAGGCCTGCTGGAAGACCGGGCCGTTCGTATCGGCGATAACGACCTTCTGAAAATGCACCTGTTAAACAGCGCGATCAAAATGAGCACGGAACGCGGGCGCGGGAAATTGGTAAAGCTCTCTCCCACGCTTCACATAGACGGCACGGCGGCATTGCTGGACGCGATGACCGTCCGACAGAAACACTACGCCGACATTGGCGAAAGGCTTAAAAACGAGGGATGACATGGGTTTATTTGATGCGATTTTCAAGAACCGACCGAAACCGGAAGGACAGTTTACCGGCATCTTTAAGATGCTGAACGGCTACACGCCGCGCTTTACGTCCTATTCCGGCGGACTGTACGAAAGCGACCTGATCAGGGCGGCGATCAATGCGCGTGCCACGCACATCAGCAAATTAAAAATCGACGTCATGGGTTCGGCGCGTCCGGCACTACAGAACAAGCTGAAGCACGGCCCGAACAGATTTCAAACGTGGTCGCAGTTCATGTACAGGCTTTCGACGCTTCTTGATGTTCATAACACCGCGTTTATCGTGCCTGTTTACGACGATTACGGTCAGCCTTCCGGGATCTATACCCCGCTCCCGCATCGGTGCGAAATCGTCCAGTACGGCAAAGGCGAGAACGCGACTCCGTTCCTTCGGTATGAATTCGCAAACGGCGAGAAGGCGGCTATCGAACTTGAGTATTGCGGGATCATGACGAAATACCAGTACAAGAGCGACTTCATGGGCGAGGACAATCATGCGCTGCTTCCGACGCTCGACCTGATCCATATGCAGAATCAGGGCATTCAGGAAGGCGTGAAGTCAGCGGCGACGTATAGGTTCATGGCCCAGGCGAACAACTTCACAAAGAGCGAGGACCTGAAGAAAGAGGCGAACCGGTTCAGCGAAACCAATTTCGCGAAGGAAGCAAAAGCCGGTGGTCTTTTGCTCTTCCCGAATACGTATACGAACATCAAACAGATCGACAGCTCGCCGTTCGTTGTCAACGCCGCACAAATGAAGATCATACAGGAAAACGTCTACGAATACTTTGGCGTGAACGAGGACGTGCTGACCAATAGAGCCTACGGCGATGCGTGGAGCGCGTTCTATGAGGGCGCTATCGAGCCGTTCGCGATCCAGTTCTCCGAGGTCATGACGAAGATGCTTTTCACGCTCCGCGAGCAGACCGAAGGGAATAAGGTCATCGCCACGGCGAACCGGCTCCAGTATTTAAGCAATACCGAAAAGCTAAATGTATCGAGTCAGATGCTCGACCGCGGAATCATGAGCATTAACGACGTACGCGAGATTTGGAATCTCCCGCCGGTTGAAGGCGGCGACGAACGGATCATTCGCGGTGAATATTACAACGCAGACACAAAGATAACGGAGGATACCAATGGAACTGAAGAAGGAAATCAGGGCGTTTAATTTCGAGGTCCGCGCCGAACAGGACGAGGATCACGGAAGCATTATCACCGGACAGCCTATCGTCTTTAACGAACCGACGGATATCGGCTGGTACAAAGAGATCATAGCCGACGGCGCTCTCGACGATACGGATCTTCGGGATGTGCGGTTCCTTGTGAATCACAACACCGATATGATCCCGCTCGCACGCAGCCGGAACAACAACGCCAATTCTACGATGCAGCTTTCGGTCGTTCCCGGTTCGGGGCTTACGATCCGCGTCGACCTGGATACGGAAAACAACGCCGAAGCAAAATCATTGTATTCAGCCGTTAGCCGTGGCGACATAACGGGTATGTCGTTCATGTACACGGTCGACGGTGACGCCTGGGATGACTTGGATAGTGACTATCCGACCCGCACGATAACGAACATCTCGCGAGTGTTCGAAGTCAGCGCGGTGACATTCCCGGCATATGAAGCGACATCAATCCAGGCAAGAGGTCTTGCTGATGCGCTGGAGAGCGCAAAGGCATCGCTGGAGAGCGCCAAAGCCGAACGCCGTCAGATTGAACGCAAGAAACAGAAAATCAGAATCTTATCGGAGGTTTAAGACATGGAACTGAAAGATATGACGATCGACCAGCTCGAAGAACGCCAGGCGGCTATCGTAGCCGAACTGGATAACGACGACGCTGATCTTGACGCGCTCGAAGTAGAGGCGCGCGGAATCAAAGCCGAACTGGAATCCCGCAAGGCTGCCGAAGCGAAAAAGGCAGAGGTCCGTGCGGCGGTTGCCAGCGGCGAAGGCAAAGTTATCGAAAAAGCGAAAGTTGAGGAAAGAAAAACTATGAGTATGGATGAAATCAGAAATTCCAAAGAATACATTGACGCATACGCCGAATACATCAAGACGGAAGACCCGACCGAGTGCCGTGCGCTGCTGACGACGAACGCCACCGGCGCAGGAATCACCGGAAATACTGTTGCGGTTCCCGATTATGTCTATGAAATCACGAAGACAGCTTGGGAGCGTGACGGTATCATGAGCCGTGTCCGTAAGGCTTATGTCCAGGGCAATCTGAAGGTTGGCTTTGAGAAGTCGGCTTCTCCGGCGGTTCCTCATCTTGAGGGTAGAGCTGCCGTAGATGAGGAAAATCTTGTGCTTGGCACGGTCCAGCTTACTCCGGTCAGTATCAAGAAGTGGATCAGCGTATCTGATGAAGCTCTTGATCTGCGTGGGACGGCGTTCCTGGATTACATCTACGATGAGCTGACCTATCAGATCGCGAAAGCTGCCGGGGCTATGCTTGTTGGCGATATCATCCGCCTGGTTGACGAAGAAGACGGCCCTGCGGTCCCGAGCATTTCCGCTAACATCAGCGTTAGCACAATCGCCCAGGCTCTTGGCCTGTTAAGCGACGAAGCCGCTGATCCGGTCATCATCATGAATAAGGCTACCTGGTCTGCCTTTAAGGCTGCACAGTACGCTGCTCCTTATGCTGTGGATCCGTTCGAGGGTCTGCCGGTCATCTTCAGCAACGCAGTAGAGGCCTATGATCCGACCAAAACGAAAACTTACGCAATCGTTGGTGACCTTGGCCACGGCGCTCTTGCGAACTTCCCGAGCGGCGAAGAGATCAACATCAAGTTCGACGACACGACGCTGATGACCCAGGATCTTGTAAGAATCCTTGGCCGGATGTATGTCGGCATTGGCGTTGTAGCGCCTAATGCGTTCGTTGATATTGAGTCCGTAGTGGCTGGCAACGGCGGACAGTAAACATTAACTTTGGAGGAGGTCATAAAATGGTAACGAAAAACGAACCGAGAACAGCATATGAGTGGGAATACAAAGGGCTTTCAACAGACACAAAGCCGACCGATTGCGCTGTGAACTCTCTGTTTTTAGAGCTTGACACCGGCGATTTCTACTACTTCGACGGCGAAGATTGGAACAAAGTCGGAGGTGAATAATGAGCGCATTTTATGACCTTCTTCTTGCGAAGAAATTGAGCGGTGGCGGTTCTCCTGGCCCGGGGCCGTCGCCCAGCTCCGACGATTGGACAAGACCGAGCACGTGGCCTGATCTTGACAGCCTTGATTTGACCGATTTCGAGGGCGTTTATCTGACGTATGACCTGACAGAGTTCGGTGCCGATCCGCATATTGCGCTGAATGTCAGGACGCAGGACAACGCCGATTTCAATGTTGATCGTGGGCATATTTCCAATGGGGCGTTCGTTGTGGACGAATCATTTACGGGGCAGAGTCATACTTCTGACAGCATGACCCAAAGATTTCGGTTCAATGAGGCTCTTGATCCGGCAAATGGAAATGTTCAGCTGTTCCGAGTGACGACCACGACGTCGTTCTTGTGGATCTATTTCACGGGCGACGATGTGCACCCGGGAGTAGATCAGCCGTGTGTTGAACGATATGGACGATTGTCGAACGTGACCAAGATTGACACCTGGTATAATTCCGGGAGTTATAAAACGTATCAATGCTACTCATGGAGCACAAGATGGCTTCAGCACGATAAGGTTGTTGGCGTCGGTGCGAGTAATCTGATCACGACAATGGATTATACTTATTCGTTCTCTAATAGTCTTGAAAAGGTCGAGTTGGACGGGTGGCAAATGGGCGGATGTGCGCTGACGACACTTGGAAACGCGTTCTCGAACTGCTCTATGTTGAAAACCGTTGATATGTCGGCGTGGGATACATCTTCCTGGGTGCTGCGTAACATTTCGTCGACTTTTATGTATTGTGCGAATTTACGCGAATTGAAATGGCCGTCAGTGGTCAACCTTGCGGCTGCGTCGTTTTCTACGAATAACGCATTCCAGTTTTGCGGACTGAAATCTGTCGATTTTCGAGGATTTACGTTTGACAGAATCACGCAGTGGACGGGGAATCCATTCCAGCAAAACGCGTCATTCGAGACGATTTTAGGGCTTGAGAATATCCCGGCGGCAGCAATTCTGACGAACTGGAATAACTGTCCAAACCCGTCTTATTGCTATGGCTTGAAGAATTACAAGGGAATCCACTGTGCCGCGAATTATCAAACGTACTCAAACAACCAGGCATTGTCGGCTGAAAGTTTGGCGGCGATTCTTGCCAATCTCGAGGAGCCAGCAGGAACCGGCTACAACATTTCGTTACCGACGAATCAGAAGGCGCGTTTAACAGCTGCTCAAATTGCGGTCGCGACGGACAAGGGTTGGACGGTCAATTAGGAGGCATAACATGGCATCGACCGAACTGATTGAAAAAACTAAATTAGCACGGCGGATCAAGACGGACGCCTTTGATTCCGAGATTTCGGATCTGCTCGATTCCGCCATGCTGGACATGGGCGTTGCCGGCGTTGTGATCCCGGAAGAGCTGACTCCGCTGGTCGAGACGGCTGCCATCACCTATGTGGCTTGTCATTTCGGCGATCCCGATGATTATGACCGGCTGAAAAAGTCGTATGACGAGCAGAAGGCGCAGCTCTCCATGGCCACCGGCTACACAGATTGGGGTGAGGCGGATGGATAGGTCTGACGTTCTGAAGCTGATCGGGCAATCGTACGAACGCGATGACAACGGCGTCATGCAGTTAGTCGATACGACCGAACGTGAAATCTTCTGCCAGGTCGAAAGCATCACCCGGAACGAGTTCTTTGAAGCGGGCCGGAACGGTCTGAACCCGGAATATAAGTTCCTGATCTTCTTCGGGGACTATCAGAACGAGCGGGTCGTCGAGTACGACGAAAAGCGCTACGCGGTCTATCGGACGTTCCGGGGGAAGAACGATATCATCGAACTCTATGTCGAAAGACAGGGAGGCACCAATGGCGCGCAAGGTTAAGCCGGATCAATTTCAAAGCGCGATTCAGGACATTCTGCGCGACTTCGGGAACGACGTCGAGGAAGGCGTCAAAGAAGCCGTGAAGGTCGTCGTGAAACAGGGCGCGAAAGAAATGAAAGCCGCTGCTTCCGGCAGCTTTGGCGGAACCGGCAGATATGCCAAAGGCTGGACGTCGATGGTCGAAACGGGGCGCCTGTCCGCCCAGGGCGCGATTTATAACCGATCTGTTCCGGGGTTGCCGCATCTGCTTGAGTTCGGTCACGCGAAAGTGAACGGCGGACGCGTTGGCGGCGTTTCCCACATCGAGCCGGTAGAAAAAGAAACTATTGAAATGTTCGAAAAAGCCTTGAGGGGTCTTATATGACGACGAAACAGGTCGCGGATATGGTCGCCGAATTCGGCATCCCATCCGCCTATTATCAATTCAACAAGGATACCGCAACGGCCCCGCCGTTTACGTGCTTCTTCTTTACCACGAATAACGACGCGATTGCGGACAATTCCAACTACGTAAAGATCGAGCACCTGGCTATCGAAGTCTATACGGCAGCAGTTAAGGATTTCGAACTCGAAAGAACTGTCGAGGACGTTCTTGCGTCTCACGGGATGGTATGGACAAAAGGCGAGGCGTCTATCGATAGCGAGCAACTTTATGAAGTCATCTATGAAATGGATGTCATTATAACGGAGGTATGACATGGCCAACAAAATCAAATTCGGACTTAAAAATGTCCACTATGCCGTGGTGACGGAAACGGTAACGGATGGCGTTACGACCTATTCCTACGGCACGCCGGTCGCATGGCCCGGAGCCGTATCCATGAGCCTGGACGCGGAAGGTGATGAATCTACGTTTTACGCCGACAATATCGCCTACTTCTCGCAGTTCGCTAACAACGGATATTCGGGATCGCTTGAGACGGCTCTGATTCCTGAATCCTTCAGGACGGCGGTCCTTGGCGAGGTCGCAAGCGACACCTATCTTGTCGAGAAAGCGGACGCGGTTACAAAGAAGTTCGCGCTTGGATTCCAGGTCCAGGGCGATGTTTCCGAAACGCTGTTTTGGTTCTACTACTGCACAGCGTCCCGTCCTTCTACGGAAGCGAGCACGAAAGAGGAATCGATCGAACCGCAGACCGAGACGATGGAATTCACCGCCACGGCAAGACCGGACACCGGCAACGTGCGGATCAGAACGACCGACGCGACGACAGCACAGGACCGCGCGGCATGGTTCAACGCTGTCGTGGAACCGTAAATCAAAGCATGAGGGAATCGTATCTAACGCGGTTCCCTCTTTTTTCGAAGACGGGAGGCACACATGGAAAAAGAGATCAACATCGAGGGCAAGCTCGTAAAATTCAAAGCCACGGGAGCGACGCCTATCTTCTATTCGCAGTTATTTCCGGGCGAAGATTTTCTTGTCAGCCTGCAAACGCTGATAAAGCACACCGGCAAAAGCGGAGACATCCCGCCGAATGTTCTCGAAACGTTCGCGAAGGTGGCGCTTGTCATGGCAAGACAGGCAGATCCGAGCCAACCGGATAACATCATCGACTTCCTGGATCAGTTTGAAATGTTCTCGATTTACGACATTTTGCCGCAGATTTTGGAGCTGTGGAACCTGAACACGAAGGGAAGGTCAACAAGAAAAAAAGGCAACGGGCAATAGACAGAGAGCACAACACAGCGGTCTATCTGCTCCGGTGTAAACAGATAGGCTTTACTATTGCCGATTTGGACGCTCTCACAATGGGCATGATAAACGACGTTTTTATCGAATCCGCCAACGATGAATATGATTACGATCAGATAGCCACGGCGGAAGATATAGCGAGGTTATAATGGCGAGAAATATCAAAGGTATTACCATCGAAATCGGCGGCGATACCACAAAACTTGATAAGGCGCTAAAAGGGGTCAATAATTCGCTTCGGACGGCGCAGAGCAATCTCCGGGACGTCAACAAGCTCCTGAAGATGGACCCGACGAACGCGACGCTTCTCCAGCAGAAGTATGACAATCTTCAGAAGGCAATCGGCGCAACGCGTGAAAAGCTGGATACGCTCAAAGACGCGGAGAAGCAACTTCAGAGCGCTATGGTCGACGGCGGAACCGAAGAGCAGCAGCAACAATTAGAAGCGCTTCAGCGCGAAATCATCGCGACCGAACAGAATTTAAAGGAACTGGAAGGAACGACGGGTTCCGGGTCAGCTAAAATGGCGGAGATTTCTGCCGTTACGGGCGAATGGTCGGAGAAGCTTGAAACGGCCGGTAACGCTATGATGCCGGTGACGGCTGGCCTTGCCGCGATAGGCGCGGCTTCGGTCGGCGCGTTCCGTGACGTTGATCAGGGGATGGATGCCGTCGTAAAGAAGACGGGAGCAACGGGCGACGCTCTCCAGGAGATGAAGGACATCGTTAAAGACTTGGCGACTTCTATCCCGACGGATTTCCAAACGGCCGGCGATGCGGTTGGCGAAGTGAACACGCGGTTCGAGCTTACCGGTCAGGCGTTAGAAGACTTGTCGGAAGACTTTATCAAATTCGCGATACTGAACGATACCGACGTGACATCTTCTATTGACTCGGTTCAATCGGCTATGGCTGCGTTTGGCATTTCAGCCGACGACGCGAGCGCGTTCCTGGACACGTTAAACGCTGCCGGGCAGGCTACGGGTACTTCCGTTAGCACCATTGCCGATAATATGAAAGCGAACGCTGTAGCGCTTCAGGAAATGGGTATGAGTGCATCCGACGCGGCCTTTTTCCTTGGCGGACTCGATAAGAGCGGCGTGGAGGCTTCGGCGGTGATGTCCGGCCTTCGCAGAGCGTTACAAAACGCGGCGAAAGACGGCGTTCCGCTCGATGAAGCCTTGTCATCGCTTCAGGATACGCTTACAAACACAGACTCGGATACAGAGGCATTTAGCGCGGCTATGGAGCTTTTCGGCAATCGGGCCGGTCCGCTTTTTGCCAACGCGCTGAAAGAAGGCAAAATTTCGCTCGACGACCTGGGCAAGTCGCTCGACGAAAACGCCGGTAACGTCGATACGACATTCGACGAAATGAACGATCCGATCATGCAATTCCAGCAGACGCTAAATTCTATCAAAGAGCCTTTGGCGGAACTTGGCGCGGTACTGTTGGAACTTGTTGCGCCGATGCTTGAAAAGGTCGCGGAAGCCGCTGGTAAGGTCGCGGAATGGTGGGCTAATCTCTCGCCGCAGACGCAGAAGCTAATCGCACAGATTGGCGGACTTGTGGCCGTCATCGGTCCGGCGCTTATCATCGTCGGCAAGATCCTGGGCGTGATATCGTCCGTTTCGGCTGCACTCTCGACCGCCGGGCCAATCATAGCCGCCTTAACGGGGCCTGTTGGTCTTGTCGTTACGGCCATCGGGCTTCTGATCGGGACGCTCGTCCTGATGTGGAATAAATCCGAAGCATTCCGTGATGCAGTAACGACGATTTGGAACGCGATCAAGAACAAGATCACCCAGGCGATCAACGGCGTAAAGCAATCGTTCGCGAATCTGAAGGCAGATATCGAGAAAATAAAGACAGCCTTCAACAATGCGAAAACGACCATCACGAACGCGTGGAACGGCGTCAAGACGGCTATTTCGAATGGTGTCAGCAATGTCATATCAACGATATCAGGACTTCCCGGACGGGTCGCTGGTGCGTTCTCCACACTCAAAAGCAACGCGCTCACCTGGGGCAAAGATATGATTCAGAACTTTATCAACGGGATCACGTCGAAGTTCCAAGCGATCAAAGATAAATTCACCAGCATCGCGGACCTCGCGAAGAGCCTGTTGGGCTTCTCCGTGCCGGATGAAGGACCTATGTCTGATGCTGATACCTGGATGCCGGATATGATCGACCTGTTCGTTCAGGGCATCCGTGCGAATCAGGGACGGCTTCAGGCGGCAATGGAAGGACTCGCGGGGGGCATGGTTCTTGACCCGTCGGTCGAACCGGTCAGCACAGGAAGCTCGATGGCTATCGAGGCGATGCTTGCGCGGTATCTGCCACAGCTTGGGAACCAGCAGATCATCCTGGACGACGGGACTCTTGTCGGGAAGACGGCGCCCGCCATGAATCGAGCGATTAAGAACATCAATTATAGGAGTTCGAAATTATGAGCAATGCACTAACGAACGGCGCGACGATTACGGTCGTTAGTTCCGGCGCGTCCTACCATACTCTGACGGATTGGAATCTCGCGATCAGCAATACCGATTATATCGGCGATCCCGAAGTCAACGAGACGCTGGTACAGATTCCGGGACGAAGCGGGTTCTATGATATTTCGGAAGTGGTATCCGGCAAACCGACCTTCTCCACACGCAAGATCAGCCTGGAGGTCGGCGGTCTGCTGAATGATCGGCAAGAATGGGATAATGAGATATCCCGCATTCGCAACCTGATCCACGGGCGCGTTGTTCAGATCGTTTTCGATAACGACCCGCTTTGGTACTGGCAAGGGCGCTGTGAGGTCGTGGACTTTGACCGCTTCCGCCGGTTAGGGACATTTAAGATTCAGATCCCGAACGCGCTCCCGTTCAAATACTATGTCTTTGACAGCGCGGACTCTTGGCTTTGGGACCCGTTCGACTTTGAGGACGGGATCATTCCGGGCTATACCAGCATCGACGTAGAAGACGAATCGTTGACGTTCTCCGTCGGAGCGCTGCCGGTGAATCCGATCATCAAAGTGAATTTAATCACCCGGGTGCCGTTCTATGTATCGTGGGATACGCATTCCGAAAGGATCGACCACGAAGGAACGTATCGGTTCCCGGATATGATCCTGTACGACGATACGGTCGTTACGTTCAACGGCGCCGCAAATATCACGGTCACATATAGGAGCATGAGCCTATAATGTACAGAATGATTTTAGACGAAGCTACATATCGATACGCAGATACGAAGTATATCTACTATCCCGGAGATTACGAATTTAGCGTTTCTGACTTTTCCGTGAATCTGTCGATCGAGGAATGCAGTACGATCCAGTTCACGATCTACCCGGATCATCCTTATTACAATGATTTCATACTTCGAAAATCGATGATCTCGTTCTACCGGGATGATAAGCCGCTCTTCTACGGGCAAGTCCGAGAGGTTTCTACTGGCATGGACCGCGCGAAAACGATCTATGCCGTGAGCGAATTGGCGTTTTTGCTGGATACGTATCAGGTACCGCAGTATTACAGCGGCCAAAACTTCGAGTGGATCGTTGGCGAGATGCTTATCAAGCATAACGCCATCGCCGGAGCTGATAAACAGTTTAATCTTGGCGACGTGAGCGGTCCGGGATTAGATTATCAGGGGCTGCAAGAGATTTCGACGAACTACGATCTGACTCTCGACGTCTTCCGGAATCAGATGTCCCAGTATACACAGAGGACGAACAGGGGGCCGCGCTCGTTTCAGCAATATATCAACGTGCATCATGTGCCTGACGTTGCTTTTGCTCCACGATATCTTGATATCTTCAACTTTCACGCCGGTTCGAACGTGCCGGATTTCATCAACCAGCCGATCCGGCTGAAGCTCAATCTGATGGAATTCGAAAGCGCTGCCGATTCACAGGATTTTATAACGGCGGTGGTTCCGCTGGGCGCTGAACTTTCTACGGAAGCCGCGCCGGGGGTCAAGAACCGCGTCACGATAAAGAGCGTGAACGACGAAAAGCTCTACATTCAGAACGACATGAACGTCGCCGATTTCGGATTTATTTGCGAGGTCGTGGAGTTCGACGGCATTACGTCCCCGTCACAGTTGAAATTGGAGGGGCAAAAATACCTATACACGAAAAGCGCGTTCAATCGCAAGATCGAGCTGACCGCTTTCGATTTATCGCTGATAAATGTGAACTACGACCAGTTCGAAATCGGTAAGCGCGTATGGGTGTATGAGCCGTATCAGGAAACGGCGGAAGACGAATTTCATACACAAGAATACATTGCAGACGAAGCCGCGTACGGCACAAAATCCGCCTTCGGGATCGTGGCGATGAACATCGTCCCGCTAAATCCCGATCAGAGCACGATGACGCTTGTAGGATAGCCAGGAGGGAGAAACATGGCAGATATTAGTCAGGAAATCGCCGCTTTTCAGAGCGCAAAATACGGCGAACAGGTTCGGTCTTCGATGGTGAGCCTTGCCGAAAAGATTAACGACGAAGTCGATCAGGCTTCCGGTAACATCGAGGGATTCGGGATAACTATCGGGACCGTCGAAACAGTCGCACCGGATCAGACGGCAGAAGTCACAGTTACGGGAACGCAGTACGCTCCCGTTCTTAATTTCAAGATTCCGCGGGGCGCTGACGGCGGCGTTGCCGGGGACATCTCACAGAATGCGGTCAACTTCACGGAAGCGTCCGAACGGACCGCACTGACGACCGGTCAATCGCTGGCGATAGGCTTCGGAAAGATAAAGAAATGGTTTTCCGACCTTCGGGGCGCGGCATTCTCTGAAGTCGAAAATTCGCTCACGGAAACGGATGCCGGTTCGGTACTTGATGCACGACAGGGCAAGTACATAAACGATAACTTTGTCCACAACACCGATCTGACGTGGAAAGAACTTGCCGGCGTTTCGCTTCCGGTCACGCTTGCCGGACCTTCGTCCAGTTATACGACTGTCGTAGCATCCTCGCAGACGATCATGACGGCGAAAGAAGTCATGATTTTTGTCGGGTCGCGCGGGCTTCATTTCTTTAACTTCGGCGGTACGGAGAGCCAGGGCGGTAACTTCGTTCTTGATACGGGTACAGCGAACGCGCTTTCGAGCGGGTACGCCACGTTTTACGATGTCCGCGTGGACTTTTCGACAGGCAAGATCGACGGACGTCAGACAGTCAAGAAATCGAACGCGGCAACGACACAGGTAACGGCTATTTATTACAGATAAGGGGATTGAACATCATGGATAGAATCAAAATCGTAATAACTGCTTGTATGGCTGCCGTATCGTCCTTCCTGGGCGTTCTATACGTGCCCGTCTGCCTGTTGGTTCTATTTAATGTCATCGACTACATCACCGGCCTCATGGCTGCCAAGAATCGCGGGCAGAAGATTTCAAGCTATCAGGGCATTCACGGGATCGCGAAGAAGGTCGCCATGTATCTGCTGATCATGGTCGCCTGGGGGATTGACGTGCTCCTGATTCAGACAGCGGACATGTTAAGCATCACGAACCCGTTTAAATTTGCTATCGCTTGCGTGGTGGCGGTGTGGCTGGTACTGAACGAGGCGCTTTCTATCCTCGAAAATATGGTCGATACGGGGGTTCCGATGCCGCCGTTTTTGAAACCGTTCATCCAGCAGTTGAAGACAAAGGTAGAGGCGGAGACAGAGACGCCGGAGGAATAAGTATGTACATTCCAGATATATCTCATTGGATTCCTGTCCGCGATTGGGATACCGTGGCGAAGAACTGCCCGTTTATGATCTCCAAGGCGACGCAGGGGACCAGTTTTATAGATTCGTATCTGAATACGTTCATCGCCAACTGCGAGAAGTTCCGCATTCCGTACTGGCTTTATGTGTTCCTGGATCCGGGAGCAGAAAAGGCACAGGCGGAGTTCATGGCCAAGGTCTGCAAGCCGCTGATCGGTCCGTTCTTCCGGGGTTATGTCCTGGACGTTGAGCGGAACAATCCGGCGAGCGGTGTCCAAGCCGCCCTGGAATACATCCAAACGCAGAGCGCCAAAACGATGATCTATACCATGTACGCCCAATATGGCATGTACGCGGCAGCCATCGCCAAGCGCGGCGAAAACTGCGCGTGGTGGGAGGCTCGCTATGGCAAGAACACAGGCAGCTACTCGATGCCGTGCCACATCGGCGCAGACATGCACCAGTTCACCAGCAAGGGCGTATGTCCTGGCATTGGCAACGCGGTCGACCTTAATCGGCTGACTGGTAGCAAAGAACTGGCATGGTTTACCGGCGAGAGTGTGCAGCCGGATCCGAAAGAGGAGGAAGATAAGATGATGGGTTTGATTGTCAACGACCACAAGATTTATTTTTACAATATTCCGGCGAAGGTCATGTACCACGTACCGAATCCGGCGGCGCTTGACCTGTTAAAGGCCGAGTATAAGAAGGAATACGGCAAAGAGATCCAGTATCTCCAGCCGGTACACTTTAACACGCTTAAAGCGCTGATTAAGGGGAAATCAATTTGACGTGCTTCGTTTTGCTGATCGTTTTGTTCCTCCTGGTTTCCGATCGGCGATATAGACCGTAGCGCCCGGTCTAAAATAATAGGCGCTTTTTATCATGCCCGGTGCCGTTGGTCTTCTCACTCCCGCCTTATGCCAACGGCTTAATCCGGGCACTTTTTTTGATGTCTTGGACAGCATTTTCGCGTGTGCGCATAGGTCAAAAATGCACACGAAAATGCACACGGCGCGAGCGGAAGCGCAGTTTGCGACGACGAGGAGAGGTAGCGAAGTGGTCATAACGCGGCGGTCTTGAAAACCGTTTGTCCGAAAGGGCGCATGGGTTCGAATCCCATCCTCTCCGTAAAATGGAGAACTTCACAGATGTGGGGTTTTCCTTTATTTTGCGGTAAATTTCCGATTTGTGTGCATTTAACCCAATCCCTTTTTCGGACTCATTTCTGACCGAAATGCACACGAAAATGCACACGAAATTTGCTAAAAAAATCACTTGAAATTCTTTTCATAAAAATCATTGATCACGTCGTTCGCCTGTTTCTCATAGGTGTCTATTTCGTTTCGATAAACCCTTTTCATGGTCGAATCCGTCGCGAATCCGTGGCGGTGCATGATGTACTGGTCGCCTACGCCAAGCGCGTGCGCGATGCTTACGGAGAAATGGCGCAGATCATGGAACCGGGTGTCGATTCCGGCACGCTTCCGGATGTGGAACCAGCGGTCCGTGATGGCGTGAGGTGTGAGGTGCGTGATCGGTCCGTCGTCCAGCGCCGCCAGTTTATCAAAGATGAACGGGGGAAGGATTATGGTGCGTGTACTGCTCCTGGTCTTGGTCCCCTTGGTTACCAGCGCGTTATTTTGATCCATGACCACCGCCCGATGTATATAAACGGCGTGCTGATCTTTGTCCAAGTCTTGCGTGGTAAGACCGACGATTTCCGATAGGCGTAACCCACATATCCCGAGTAGAACGGGAATCTCCATCTTTGTGTCTTTTACGTCCTTCAGAACGCGCTTCAGGTCGTCCGCATTCGGCACGCTATAGGCTTTTCGTTCGACCGTTGGCAGATTTACGCCTCTTGGCGTTGGAACTCCGTGGAAGCCCATAGACGCGCTCACAAGGCCGAATATGTTGCGGATGGACTTCGCAGAGTAGTCCTTAAGGAGCCGCTTCACAAATAGCTGGAGGTCGGCGGTCGTGATGTCGGATATCTTCCGGGCGTGGATGTCGTCCTTCTCGATCTGCTTGAGCCATGCGCTATACCCTCTGATCGTGGAGGGCGATAGCGTCCCGTCGGATGCGTCGATATACGCCTGAATAGCCTTGGAGAGCGACAGGGAGCTTTTCGGCGCCTGGTTCCTTCCGGCGGCAAACTCCGCGGCCATTAGCTCCGCCTCCTGTTGTGTCTTCGCGGTAAACGATTTTCTAATGCCGTCCTTCTGCACCTGAACGCGGTAAGCACCGGACGGCAGCATTTTAGCCTTTCGCATGGTTCTCCGTTTCTATATCGCTTACGTCTGTTTTCTCGAAATCCAGGTCATTTATGTGCTTCAGTTCTTTCCGGCACGCCTCGCGTTGTTTATCTGCCGGAAGGCTTTGCTCGACATATACGGTATAGCCTTCCACGCACTCGCAGACGATGGCGTTCGCCTTGCCGTGAAGATCCACAGGATATATCCAGGCGTTCCCGATCCGTTCCATCTTCTCACCTCCTGGACTATATCGTAGCGGTTTGGCTGTACAAAAGAATGTACATCAGCCATCGGGGTTAGTCGCCTTCATGCGTTTCGCCATATCTATCAAAAACTTCATATCTTCCGGCGAAATATCGCGGGACGTATCGAAAAGCATCCGAAGATCCGGGTTCTCGAAGATTTCCTGGGCGATGGCTGCCGATTCCTGGTTAGTATAGTAGGCCGGCTCTTTGCCGGTCAGAAGATACTCGACGGTCACGCCGAAGTATTCCGCGATGATCTGCATCCGCTCGGCGGACATGCTGCCGTTCTGCAGTTTCCGGATCGAGGCGTTACTGAGACCGCAGGCTTTTTCGACGGCGTGCGGGGTCACGTGATATTGGTCGCACAAACGCATTACTCTGTCATAAACATCCATAATTTCTCCATTTTGAAAAAATGCTAAATTTTCAGTTGACAAAGCATAGGCTTTTTGCTAATCTGTTGATTGAGGAAATTTGCTAACAAAAAGACCTTTGAAGATAGCCGGCAGGCTCTTCAAAAATTCAATAGCTTGGGCGTCTTATATTAGCATATTTCCTATGTTAAGTCAACAGGAATAGGAAGGAGGGAAAATGGTAAACAAAATCAAAGAGCTTTGCGAGGAGCGGGGTATTTCAATCTACGCGCTGGAGAAGGCTCTCGAATTAGGCAACGGAACAATCGCCCGCTGGGATGTTTCGCGCCCGAGCGTCGACAAAATCGCAAAGGTCGCGAAGTTCTTTGACAAGCCTATCGAGTTCTTTATCAGTTAGAAAGGAGGGATACCGTGATCCGTTTAATCGGCGGATACTACATCAAGGCAGAACAGTACGGCTATTCGCTCTGTAAGGGCGAACCGAAGAAGACGTACAACAAGGACGGGAAGCCGACCTACGCGTACAACGTCAAGGGCTACTACGGAAGCGTAGCACAGGCCATTGAGGGGTGCAGACGGGAATTAGTCCACGAACGGTTCCAGAGTGGCTCGTACGGGCTCACAGAGGCTGTTAAGGCTATCAGGGAGATCAGCAGGGACGTCATGGAAGCGCTGAAGGACGTAGACGCATGAACGCGCCGAACAAACACGAATTAAAGGAGGAAGAAACATGAATACAAAGCAGACACTCGGCATCATCGGAACACTCGGGCTCTTCGGAGCGTTCTTCAGCTATCTGGGCGCGGCTCCGGGCATGGAGGACATGTTCAGAGCGCTGATGATGATCGTGACGCTCTCGGTCGCGATCCTGGCGTTCCGGGCTCTGATCGCGATCAAGGCGTCACGCAAGTCTGAAAGATGTCTCACGTCAAACAGACAGTTTCATAATATCAAAGTTTCGGAGGTCTGTAAATGACGGCCGGATATGATCCTTACCATTACGTTGCGGAAAACGAATGGAAGGAGTTCGAAGCCGAAAAGGCGGCGCCGAACTGCGACATCTGCGGCGAGAAGGCTATCGGGACTGTATACGAACTGGGAAACAGGTATATCTGCGAAAACTGCATGAGAAGCGCGATCAGCATCGTCCAGCGGAATCTGATCGTCATGGTATCGGAGAAATACGGTCATCATCCCGACGGCGATATCATCATCAACGCCGTTCAGAGCATGATCGACTCGTTCGATTTTTCCGAATACCTGGCGGATATGGAGGCGGTACGATGACAAGTTCGATCTATGACGCAAGACAGAACGCTGCCGATCAACAGTACCAGGCATCTCTTCCGCGCTGTCACCATTGCCGTGAGCCGATCGATGACGAAGTATTTTACGTAATCGACCGATGCAACTATTGCCCGGAGTGCGCGTTTAAATGGCTGGAGCGCCGGAAGCACAAGAATAAGGAGTATAGACATGAATGAGAAATATCTGCTTCTGAAAGAAGCGAACGAATCAATCAAAACGACGGACATCAAAGGCAAGGATTACGCGCCGGTTAATCAGCGAATCAAGGCGTTCCGCATGGTTCACCCGGAAGGCATGATCTCCACGGACATGGTCATGAACGAAGGCGGCACGGTCATCTTTAAGGCTGTGGTTTACAGCGATGACAAGCGGGTCCTTGCGACCGGGTTCGCGTCAGAAAAGGCGGGGTCGTCGAACATTAACAAAACATCGTGGCTTGAAAACTGCGAGACTTCAGCCGTTGGTCGTGCCTTGGGCTTTGCCGGTTTCGGCATCGATACATCTGTCGCAAGTAAAGAGGAAGTCGAAAACGCCACAAAAGCACAGGAGGAACTGGACCGTGAACACCGGGACGAGATCCGGCGCAAGGTCGACGCGCTGGAACTGGTCTATGAGGAAGACGGCGGTAAGCCTCTGACAGACGTCCAGCGTTTCACTCTCGAAAATCTGCTCGCGTCTAACGGAATCCCTGTTCCGTTCATCCTCTCCCACTTTAACGGCGTTAAGAAGCTTGATGACCTCACACAGGCCCAGGGCGCTGTTATCGTCTCGAAGATAGACGGCATCCGTCGCCTGTATGGGAAGGAGGCGGGCGCAAATGAACAATCCTAATCACAGCACCATCGACGATTATGACATGCCGCCGCTTGAATCGCTGGACCCTAACGGCGTCAACCTCCTGTTGTCTGCCGTACTGGAAACCGCTGTCAGGGACATCGTCGGCGGGTTCCGCGTATACCTTCAGATGAACGCCAAAATGATCGACATCCCGAACTACATGAACATGATCGACCGGATCACGAAGCTCTTACCGCGTAAAGGATGGCATGGCGGACGGATGCTTCAGGAACGCAAAAATCAGTACAACTACTGGCTGAAGCGAATCGAACTGATTCGTACGATGATCGATTCGATTAGATTCCTCGATGGCGACTGGTGCGCGCTCATGATCGGCTCGAACGACAGGCTTCTCGCGCTTGAGAACGCGGCGGATCAGACGAACGCCTGGATACTCGACAAGGCGGCGAACAAGATCCCGAAGCGCCGATATAGTGACGTTATCACGTTAAAGACGCGGCGCGAATGGAGCGCTTCCGGCTATGTCGTGCGTCGGGATGAAGTCGCTACGGAGCTTCCTGTTCTGATGGTTAAAGACAGGGACCACATAGCGATCAACAAAAGACGATACTTCACTAATTACCAAGTTATTGAGAAACGGAGAACGGACAAATGAACAAAGTCACATTACTGGGACGATTAACGGCTGACCCTGAAATCAGGTATGCGGGCGAGACGGAAATCGCTAACTTCACGGTCGCCGTAAACAGGCGCCGGAAAGAACAGGAACACACTGCTGACTTCCCGCGGTGCGTGGCGTTCGGCAAGGTCGCCGACCTGATTAACAAGTACTTCCGCAAAGGCTCGCAGATCGGTATCACGGGGCACTTGCAGACAGGCAGCTATGAGAAGGACGGGCGTAAGGTCTATACGACCGATGTAATTGTCGAGGAAATCGATTTTGTAGATAAAAAACAGGATTCAGACGATTGGACGAACGCACTTCCTGGCGACGATCCTTTCGGTTTATAGGAGGTAAATCATGGCAAATAAAAAGACAAAGATCGACGAAGTTCTGCACTATCTCAAAACGCACAAGCGAGGGATCACCCAGCGCCAGGCTATCGAGAAGTTCGACGCCTATCGGCTCGCAGATATCATTTTCAAGCTGAAGAAGCGCGGCCATGTGATCGATACGATCAAAGAGGAAAGCGTCGGAAAATACGGCAAAGAAACGTATGCCCGCTACGTACTTCGGAAGGCGGCATGAGGTTCGTGATATCCGGGAGGCTGGACGGCCTGAACACGCTGATAAGCGCCAACCGTGCCCATTGGTCGAGGGGCGCAAAGCTGAAGGCGAATAATGACCGGCTGGTCAGGGATGCCATACGCGCTGACCTGGGCGGCTGGTCGACTTCCAGCCCGATACGGATTCGAATCGATTGGTATGAGCCGAATGTTAAGCGGGACCCCGACAACGTGTTTTCGGCGGTGAAGTTTATTCTTGACGGGATGGTCGAGGCGGGCGTCATTCCCGACGACGGTCAGAAATACGTCAAGGGCATCAGCCACGAAATGCACTTGGACCGCGATAACCCGCGTGTAGAAGTAACTATAGTGGAGGTGACTTAATGGATGAAAGAAGCAGCTTCGTCATACGAACAAAGTATGAAAAGATTCTCGCCACGCTTCCGGCAGAACAACAGGGCGCGATTCTTATGGCGCTGATGTCGTTCGTCGTCCGGGATGAGTTCCGCCATCTCTCCGATCCGTCCGCTCAAATGCTTCTTAATGTCATGATCGAGGACGTTCAGGAAGACAAGGCGAAATACAAGGAGCGCTGCGAGAAGAACCGACGGAGCATTCGCAAGCGGTGGAAAAAAGACGGCGATACAAATGATACGAATGTATACGAACGTATACAAACGAATACGAACGATACAAATGTATACAATCGATACCGATATGATAGTGATTATGATAATGATAGTGATTGTGATAGTGATTGTGATTCATATATACGTCCGTCCCGTCCTTCTTCCTACATGAATGACCGAAAGAACGCGCTGAAGAATCAGATATCCGATCTGACGAAGATCACACTATCAAAGGCGGGAGGTGCATGATGTTAGCAATCGTATGTTTTTCGTGGTCGCTGATCCTTGGCGTGGCGGCTGTTATATGTGCATGGAGTGACGGGCCGTTTATGGTACCGGCAGCGGTGGCCGCTTTCGACTTCATCTTCGGGTTGGTCGTGGTGATCAGAGGGAGGTGGCTGGATTGACGATTGACGAGTTCCTGAAGAAATATAACAAGTGCCCGTTCTGCGTTAATTACGTCCATCAGGAAAACTGCGATCAATGCGTCCATTGGCTGCCTATCGACAGAGGTGTCAGCAAAGACCTATTCAGGCCGACGAGCGCATGGACGGAGCTGATGAACAGAGAGGTGTCGGAATGAAACTGGAAGATTGCCTTTGGGCAGTAATCGAACGTCATGAAGATGGCACGGTCATCTGTCCGCTGCTGGAGACAGGCGGAAGATGTGAAGAGTGCATGGAAATCGTGAGGAGGAATCACAGAAGGCGCAAGAAGAGGAGGGAGCGTTAATCATGACGATCAGTATTGGAGACATCGTATACAAGCGCCGTATTGAGCTTGGCATGACGCAGAAGCAGCTGGCAGACAAGTCCGGGCTCAACAACGTGACAGTCTGTGACCTTGAGTGTGGGAGACACCTGCCGAGGTTCGATACGTTGGAGATGGTGCTGGAGGCGCTGGACTTGCGGATCGTGTTTGAGGAGGTGGAGACGGATGAGGCTGATTGATGCGGACGACCTGATAACCATTGAGTACGGCGGAATATGTTTTGTGCCAAAGGAGTTTATAGACGATGCACCTACCATCGAGGAACGGAAGAAAGGGAAGTGGATAGATATGTCAGATGGTGGGCGAATAAAGACTCTGTGGGCGGAAAAATACAAATGTGACAAGTGTGGGATGTATGGAACTCGTGCGTGGAAATTTTGCCCTTACTGTGGAGCAGACATGAGAGGAGAAGAGGATGAGCGTGAGTAAATGGGCATACGAATCGGACAAGTGTGATGGGGGTTATTGCATCGGGGATTGCGATAAGTGCATGAAGGCAGAGTTGAATGATACACCATTTCTGCTCGAACCGTATAAAGGAGAATAGGATGAGTGATTTGATTAGCAGACAGAAGGCGATTGATGCACTTGAAAATACAAAAGAGGTGGCAAGATGAAAGTTTTAATTGCTTGTGAAGAATCGCAGCGTGTATGCATTGCATTCCGTGAGCGGGGGCATGAAGCATATAGCTGTGACATTCTGGAGTGTTCTGGCGGACACCCGGAGTGGCATATACAGGGAGATGTGCTGCCGATTATCAACGGTAATTGCGAGTTTGAAACTGCTGATGGTCAGAGACATCGAATTGATGGCAAGTGGGATTTATTGATTGCTCATCCACCATGCACATATTTGACAAACGGTGGAGCGGCGAGGATGTTCAGACAGGAGAAAAAACAATATCAATCCTATGGAGAATTTCAGATGGTTAATGTTGAGCGTTTGAAGTTTGGGATGCAAGCGAGAGATTTCTTTATGGCGATGCTGAATGCTGATTGCGACAGGATAGCTGTTGAGAACCCGATACCGATGAGTGTCTATATGTTGCCAAAATGTCAACAAGTTATTCAGCCTTATATGTTCGGTGAGCCTTATTCAAAAAAAACCTGTTTGTGGCTCAAGGGATTGCCTCCGCTTTTGCCGACAGAAATTTTGAGCGAATACCAGCCATTCATTAACGGAGGAGGTGGACGGCTGGACAGACCGAACTACAAGGGCAAAAAATTTGCTGAAGGAAGTAAATCCCGAAGTGAAACATTTCCAGGCGTAGCCAAAGCAATGGCAGAACAATGGGGGGTGACAGGATGAATGATTTAATCAGCAGAAAGGCGGCGATTGATGCGATACGGATTACCATACTTGGGCAGTAAGAACTCAATAGCAAAGTGGATAATAAGCCAACTGCCAACGGCGGACACGTTCGTTGATTTGTTCTTTGGAGGCGGGGCGGTAACACATGCGGCGCTGTTATCGGGGAAATACAAGCGGTTTATCATCAACGACATTGATGAAAGACTGCCGAAATTATTTCTGGATTGCGCGTATGGGAAACACACCATTGAAAATCATTCTGAATGGGTGAGCCGTGATGAGTTCCATGCAAAGAAGGACACCGATGCATATATCGCCTTGATATGGTCATTCGGGAACAACGGCAAAAATTACATCTATGGTAAGGATATTGAGCAGTTCAAGCATGATTATCATGAAGCCGTCTATTTTGGCAATTTAAGCGGTTTAAGGCGGTACGGGTATAAACTTACGCCGAGCACCGAAAAGACCGTCTACGGGCGATATTTGGACTATCAGAGGCAGATTAAACAACAAATGCCAAACATCCAGTTAGAGGTTGCGACACGGCAGATTGAAATTGAACGCCTGCAACGCCTGCAAAGCCTGCAAAGCCTGCAAAGCCTGCAAAGCCTGCAAAGCCTGCAAAGCTATGGAACATCATACGAAAACGTCCCTATACCGCCAAATTCGCTTATATATTGCGATATTCCGTATGCGGGCACGAACTGCGGAAAGTATGACGGATTCAAACATGATTTGTTTTACGAGTGGGCGCTTCAGCAAGACAATATTTTCATTTCGGAGTACGGCATGCCGTCTAATTTCATTGAGATAGCAAACACCGAGAAAGTTATCTTGTCATCGGCTGACGGAAACAGTCAAAAAGCTGTCGAACGTCTCTACACCAACCGCCGTACATACGACCGCATGAGTCAACGGCAAAAAGACGTGATTGCAAGCAATCTGGCAACACAAATATCGTTATTTGATTACGCTTTTAATCCATATCAAGACTAAAAAGGCGGAATACATGAAAAGACAAAATCCGTTACAGAAAGCCCTTCGGAGGATTGAGACCGAGGGCAAGAAGCACAGCATCGAAGAGTTGTATGGAGTTCTTTTTGGAAGGGGTGAGAAACCAAAATGGATGACTTAATCAGCAGACAGGCGGCGATTGATGAACTTGACAAAGGAGCATGGGGCGTGGAGTGGGACAAGACTTTAGCAAAAGCGATGATTGAATCACTGCCATCCGCACAGCCAGAAATCATTCACTGCTGTGATTGCATTTATTATGATCCAGAACATATCGAAAAGAATGGAGTGCGATACGAATACAAGGATATGCCTAAAGCCGCATTTGATATTCTTGGAACTGGTCTGGTGACCGCAGAATATGGAATCAATGTTGGTGGAAAATGCTGTCGAGATTATAACGTTGGATATTCAGAGGATAAGAGGGTATTTGTTTCGAAGCAAAATTATTGCGGTCGTGCGATGAGGAGACAGGATGAATAAGGATATTGTATACAGACAGGATGCGATTGATGCGATAAACAGTTATTTCGGTTTTGATGGTGAGTACGGAAGCGCAGTACAAGAGATTATTAATGGTTTGCCACCCGCACAGCCAGAACAGAAGTGGATTCCGTGCAGTGAAAGATTGCCAGAGGAATATGGCGAATACCAAATAACATGGACAACATCTGCGTATGGGAAGAGGTTCATCGGCGATTCGGAATATGAAATCACTACGGAATGGGATTACGAAAACGATAGGTTTAAAGGCGAATGGTTATTGCCTGATTACATAAAAGATCATTCAGATATAAAAGTCATTGCTTGGATGCCATTACCCGAACCGTATATACCGGAACAATAAGGAGGTGAACAATGGCCGAGAGATTTAACGATATTTTTGAGTGCCCGCGATGCAAAACGAAGTGGTTGCTTCCTGAAGGAGTGGCAAAGGATGACGAGTGGTTACTCTGTCCAAAGTGCGGTGCTGGCATAATGAAAGGCGAGTATGATGAACGGGCAAGAACAATCGCGGTATTTCTTTCGACAGAAATCAAGTGGTATGATCGGCTGGAACATATGCCAGAGGGAGTATCCGGGAGGTTCCTTGTTCTGATGATAACCGGGAATGTTGTGACGTGCGATTATTATAGCGGGCATTGGAACGCGACAGAGAGCTATATCGGCAGCGCTTTCGAACCACAGGATGTTATCGCCTGGGCAGAGATTCCAAAGGAGTTAACCGAACTGGCAAGGAAACGCTGGAAGGAGGTGTATGAATGAACCAAAGCGAAAAGAAGAAACGGCTCGAACGCTACCACGAAAGTATGAAGCGGGTCGCCGGTATCGAAAAGCAGATTGAAGAGCTTCGGCTGATGGAGATACCTGGCGCGCTTCGTATAACGGATATGCCGAAGGGAAAGAGTCAGACGGACTTGAGCGATTACGCCGTCCGGTTCGACGAGCTGGATCAGCAGCGCATGAAGGAACGGACAAAGATGATGCAGCACAAAGTCGACCTGATCCTCGCGATTAATAAGGTCGCAGACGACCAGGAGCGGAAAGTTCTCGCACTCTTCTATCTTTCGGACGACCCTAACCCGGACGTCGGGGACATCTGCAAACAGATGGGATACGAACGCTCGAAGGTGTTCGAACTTCGCAAGGCGGCGATAAATTCCATTTTTGCGGACTGACGGCGGACTGGTCGCGGACTAACTGCGGACTAACTGCGGACTCGAAAACCCTTTTTTTTCTGTCAAGTCCGTGATATCGTTTAGATGTAAAAAAGCGAAAAGCAAGAGCTGCTTCACACAGTTACTTCTTCTAACACGGATGAGGGCATCGGATTAACCGGTGCTCTCTTTCGTTTTATTGTTTTATGAAACCGTACGCGACGAAGTTCTACAAATCACAGGCGTGGAAGCGCTGCCGGGAAAGATATGCGGCATCCGTTGGCGGATTGTGTGAGCGTTGCCGGAAGCGCGGGCAGATTGTTCCGGGCGCTATCGTACATCACAAGATTTACCTGACGCCGGAGAACATCAACGACGAAAGCGTCACTCTTAACTGGGATAATCTTGAGTTGGTATGTCGTGATTGCCATGCACAGGAGCACGACGGCGTGAAGAAACGTTACACAATAGGACCTAACGGTTCCGTGATTGCGGAAAAATAAAAAAATGGTGGGGAAAATTTTTTCGGAAGCCCCCCCATTTTTTATTTTTTCTTTTTGGGCTTCGGGACCGGTGGTGGCACGCACACGCGTCTGCAGCATCACCGTATTGACACCAGCCTT